GGTGCCAACGTTAAACCATACAAATACTACTAAATGCCACGTAAAAAATCCGTATCCACTCTGTCCACTAAGCAGATGAAACGTAGTAAACCTATCAACACAGAACTATTAAAACCAATAGAACCTCTGACTCCCGCACAAGAATTGTTGTGGGAACAGTATGCACTTGGCAAGAACTTGGTAGCTTATGGATGTGCTGGTACTGGTAAGACATTCTGTCTCTTGTATCAAGCTTTGAAGGAAGTATTGACAGAAAGCACACCTTATGAGAAAATATACATTGTAAGGTCACTAGTTCCCACTAGGGAGATAGGGTTCTTACCTGGCACTCACGAGGACAAATCATATTTGTATCAGATTCCTTACAGGAATATGGTCAAGCATATGTTCTCAATGTATACGGACAAGGAATTTGAATCGCTTTACGATGACCTCCAAAGACAGGAGACGATTAGTTTTTGGTCTACTTCTTTTCTACGGGGTACGACTCTTGATAATGCTATTATAATCGTGGATGAGTTTGAAAACTTGAATTTTCACGAGTTAGATAGTATAATGACAAGAGTTGGCGAGAACAGCAAGATCTTCTTTGCTGGTGACGCTAGCCAGTCCGACCTACTTAAGGTCACAGAACGCACTGGCATTCTAGATTTTATGCAGATCCTTAATGGTATGCCTGAATTCAGCAAGGTTGAATTCGGTCTTGAGGATATCGTGAGGTCTGGTCTGGTTAGATCGTATCTGGTCTCCAAGATCAACCAAGGTTATGATGAAAACATTTGATCATTCTAAATTAATTGACTCGGTAAGTTTAAAGAGACAGATGGTGGAAGGCAAACGCCTTTACGCTGTGGAGGGTGCACACTATCCTTCAGTCACTACAGTATTATCTAATCAGAAAAAGAAGAAGGCCATCATTAACAAGTGGCGTAAGAGAGTTGGTAAAGAGGAAGCAGACCGTGTTACTAAGCGATCTACTACCAGAGGTACCAACTTTCACGCTATCTGTGAAGATTATATTATGAACAGGTTAGATCTTGAGAAGCATAAAGATTCTCCTCTACCTGTACAGATGTTTCGCACTTCACAGTCTGTTATAGATAGAATAGATAGACCTAGACTAGTCGAGTCTATGTTATGGTCTCATACTTTAAAGATCGCAGGTCAGGTTGACATTATTGCTGAACTTGATGGAGTACTATCCGTCATTGATTTCAAGACATCAAAGTCACCTAAGAAACAATACATTTTGGATGGATACTTCACTCAGATGTGTGCCTATGGCTATATGTTCTATGAAATATATGGTATTGAGGTAGAACAGTTCGCTGTTCTTGTTGCTTGCGAAGATGGTGAGTGTCAGTTAGTTAAGACTACTGACAAGAGAACTCATTATCATAATCTTAAAGCGGCCATCGAAGAATATGGAATGAATTATGCCACAGCCACCTGATGAAATTGAATCTAAATTTATGACTGCTACAAAATTTGCTGGCGAAATTGAAAAACTAGTTGCTGATAATAAAGATATGAATTATATCGATGCTATCATACACTTCTGTGAACAAAATAGTATTGAGTTAGATACTATTAATAAACTAGTTTCTAAACCACTTAAAGAGAAACTTAAGTTCGATGCACAGCGTCTGAACTTTATGAAAAGAACCTCCCGTGCTAAACTAACGTTCTGATATGAGCTTCCAAGATTCTGAGTTTGTTCAACAAGAAATTAAATACATTAATGGATTGCAAGATCGTCTAGCACAAATGACGATGGCATTTCCAGAACTTGATGCTGAGGAGAAGGAAGAGTACATTAATATAGTGGAGACACTACTAAAGAAACAAAGAGTCTTGTGGGCACGTGTAGAATTGTGTAAGAAGGATGACCCTGTTGCAAAACAGATGGCTACTGATGTCCGTAAGGTTATGAGTGCTGTTGGTATCCCTGATAACGTGAGTGTATCTGAGGTCTTTAATAATATTGATACAATGATCCTAGCACTAAAGAAGACGGTAGCGGAGATGTAATGAGGGTATGTAAGAAGTGTGGTGCAACGTGGATAGATGGACAACACTATTGGAAGACTGGTAAACTCGGTGACCCACACGACCTAGCAGGTTTGGTATGCAACACTCACTTTGATATGGAGTGCATCAATCCCTGTCTTGGTAGCACTTCAGGACAAACTTGGGAGATCCGAAAGCAATTACTTGACAACTTGGGAGAAGACTACTATAATTAATTCGTCGTTACCTGATAATTTAATTCTACGATGACAATCGCACAATCCTTAGGGATTCCAAACTCACAGGAAGATTTCCTGTGTGATTACTGGAAGACTGAGTACTGTGACCCTGACAACTGGACATATCTTGCGTCCACTTACTTCACACCTGGTGTGCATTTGGTAGGTGAACCTAAGATGCAACTTTGGGAGGACACTCCTAATAGTTGGAGAAATCCAGGTCGTTATAAGTTCAGTGCTTCACGTGTTCTAGATCTCGTAAGAGAAATTGAAACCAAAGGAATTGATCCTAAGATCGGTTCTTTTGTATACTATGACGTTGATACAGGTGAAACTGTCAACGGTGAACATAGACGTGGTGCTTCTGACCCTCGCTACCTAGCCATACCAGGTTGGATGATGCAAGGGGTACGATTTGACAACGAGGCAGCAAAGATTAAATTTGCTACCAAGTCTAACAATCGTGTAGAAATATTCCACACTAATACCTCTCCCGATGACGTTGAGTCAGCAGTGAGACAAATAGTTAATCTTGAAAAGGTCTATACCTTTGAAGGTATTAAAGATCTTGTTCAGGAGTTAGGTGCTCACCTAACATCCTACTATCACAATCTCATTGCTAGTAAAATTTATGCTGAGTACACCTATAAAAATGGTGTTACTGATGGTGTAAGATATAGAACTTACAATCAGCATACGGTTAGCATCTACATCGACTCTGTTCCTGAAGAGAAGTGGTTTGACTCATTCTATAACAATGATGATGAGTTATGCATCTACATTCAAGTGCAACACTTTGAACCACGTATAGGATCTATCCTATCCTTGGCAGAGCGTGCACAAGAAGAGGACAAACCAATCCACTTCCTGATTAGTGTACCTCTACCTCAGGGTAAAGCAACACTAGACAGTAAGAGACTTTCTTTCTTCTCTACGCACTTGCAGAACCTTGAGACTAGATTGATAAACATATCCAGTCTAGGTAGTAAGCATCGTGCTTTCTTCCCTTGGAACCATCCTGATGCAAAGCACAGGTTCCTTCCACAGGACACAGAAAACGAGGATATAAGTTCATTAATTTATGTCCCAAACAGGCAGTTCAACTAGCCTAAATACTAGGGAGGACTTTATATCCTCCCTTTTAAATCTAATCCAATTAATCTAACTAAATCTAATGTCATTTTCGACACTTAAGAAGCGTTCTGGTTCATCACTAGAGAACCTAGTAAAAGAAGCAGAGAAATTAAACAAGCAAGGTCCAGGTGCAGACGAGAGATTCTGGAAACCAGAACTCGATAAGTCTGGTAACGGTTACGCAGTAATTCGTTTCCTACCAGCACCAGATGGTGAAGACCTACCGTGGGCAAAGGTTTACTCCCACGCATTTCAAGGTCCAGGAGGATGGTACATCGAAAACTCCTTGACCACAGTGAACAAGAAAGATCCAGTAGGTGAAGTCAATCGCAAGTTGTGGAACTCTGGTATCGATTCCGACAAGGACATAGCACGTAAGCAGAAGCGTAAGCTATCTTACTACACTAACATCCAAGTCGTTCGTGATCCTGCACACCCTGAGAATGAGGGTAAGGTATTCTTATACAAATTTGGTAAGAAGATCTATGATAAGATCACTGCTGCAATGCAGCCTGAATTTGAGGATGAGACTCCTATTAATCCTTTCGATCTATGGGAAGGTGCTAACTTCAAGTTAAAAATTTGTAAGGTAGCGGGGTTCTGGAACTATGACAAGTCTGAGTTTGATAGTGTGTCTGCTCTTGATACAGATGATGCTAAACTTGAAGCCATCTGGAAGGAAGAGCATTCGTTAACTGCCTTTACTAATGAAGACCAGTTCAAAACTTATGAAGAGTTGCAGACTAGGTTGAATGAAGTACTTGGTACTAACAAACGTGCTGCTGTAGCTACAGTAGACGACGAAGATTACGAACCTGTTGCAGCAGTTGCAGCAGCGACTCCTACTCCAGCAACTAGATCAGAAAGTAGTGACGATCAACTGTCATACTTTGCTAGACTGGCAGAGGAAGAGTAAATTAGTTTGTATATTACACGATACCCCGAAAAAAATTCGGGGTATTTTTTTGCCTATAAGGTTTTTATATTGCTGATCTCTTGAGTGTTCGACTAATAGTATCGGTAGACTTTTTGTATGGAAGTTGTTCCTTCATTTCTTCTATAAACTGACGCAGATATCTCGTACGTAAGATGTATATACTTCTCTTCTTATCATTTGCTCTTGTCTCCCACTCGTGGTGAGTAATAGCATCTACTATTGATGCACCTTGAAGTGTGACTAATGATCCAGTTGGATCTCTGTATCTAAAACTATCTCTAATTAATTTCTCCCAACCTGATGTACGTGTCGTCAGTCTTGTTAGTTTATATCTAAACTTATTACCATCCTTATCCATCCACGTTGGTTCTGTAAATGTAGAAGCATTGAAGTTGGTAACTGTACCTTGAGCACTAGTATCAACCCCAGTCAATAACATATCATTTGTCACTGGATTGTTGCCATCCCAAGCAGTTAATTTGATACCCATAGTGGTACCGTTGTAGCTAGTTACTTCTCCTGCTGCTCCATTGGTAAACGTTACTGCTTCCCCTACTGCAAAAGTGGTACTACTTTCGACTACTGGTATGCTAAAAGTTGCGTGTGTATCTGGCGTATCTGTAGTACCACTTTGACCTGCCATATAAAGATACCTAATAGACCCGTACGATCCCTGATTATTAACAGTAACAGAATCGATACTAAGACCACGTACTACAGTAGCTACTGCACCACCACCAGTGCTATCATTTACATTATTAGTAAAGTTAATACCACTAGCACCATATACTTTTGAGGTATCAATGAAGTTAATACTTGTGAAACCAAAGTGATCGTAAGGAGGACCACTATTTCCTGGTTGATACAACTGGAAGAATACATTAGGAACCTTAAGGTTCTCAGGTATCTCAAAGTCGTATGGTTCTAGGTTACCTGAACCTGTACCGTTAGGAACAGCTTCAATAACAACACCCAATGTAATCCAAGCACTGTGATCTGGATCTGTATCAGTTGTGATCTGATATCTTAAACGGAGTTCTTCTACACCTTGAATGTCTGGTGTTTCACCACCATTACTACCATTACCACGGATAGCATACACCCGAACAGTATTGTAGTTAGTCATATCAACTTTGTTGATGACCACACTTCTTTCACCCCAACTATCACCTAATCTTAGGTGAGTGCTGCCCACATTAAAACCACCCCACGAACCAACACCCGTACCATTCGGTGCAATAGTTGCACCTTCACCGAACTCGTGGATGTTAGATGCGTCCGTTGTGTCGTAAGATGTACCATCAAGACGTATGTCTATGACCTGACCATAAGTCATTGAGTTTACATCTTTATCAATGATAGCTGTAGCAGATTCACCTGCCATACCACCAGTTAGTGTAACGTCAGGTGGATATGTGTATGCTTCTCCACCACTTTGAATATCAAATCTCTTAAGGTATCCTGTTGCACTCATCACTGGTGTAACAGTTGCACTCACCGTTGGGAAGTCACCATTACTTGTTATTGGACCTTCTACTAATAGGTTGGGAGGGAATTCATATCCACTACCACCATTTAATACAGTAACTTCTTCTACTACTAACTTCCTTAATATCTCTACTTCAATAGCACTCTCAGGTTTAGGTGCGTCACCATCCATAGGATCATCATACTCTGTCCAGTATGGTGCTTTGTAAAAATCCTCACCAACTAACTGACCAGCAGGTAACACTACATCACCAGCAGTATTCTTTACTTCATTAGTTTCATAGTGTTTGATATCAAATGGTTTATCGTATTTCTTATTGATATAATCCTGTAGTACAGGAGTAGCCATTGGCCAGTCAAAGTATGGATTGATTATATTATTTGCTAGTAAGATAACCCAGTCGTAAGCAGAACTCCCGTAAATTTTTTGGGAGATTAGATCTGGACGGTCGGCATCTGTTATAGTATATTGTTTGTAGTATACTAGACTATCTAATGCTGCATCAGATATTTTAAATCTTCTGAATATATTCTTTGCCGTAACGTATTGTTGCTCAGACCACGGGAACTTAATGGGTCTAATAGCTAGAGATATATTAGGTAGGGTCTCGAAATATGCCATTAGTAATACTGTTCGGTGTAGTTAAATGAATCACCATAGTCTTCACTGATGATTGCTTTGAGTTCTTGGAAGTTCATTTGTAAACCCACAGCAGTAGGTGCTCCGTCCTCTAGTGTTGAATAAGAACCAGCAGCAGTGTAGTTAACATTTATATTTGTGAGAGCACACGCTTTCATCTTATTTAACCAGTGGTTGTCTTGGCTACCAGTTTTATATTGTATCTTAAAGACGTGTGGTACTGTTGTGAACCATCCACCTTGAGCTAACTCTGGTGCGGATGCTTTCTTGAACTGCCATACCATTTCTTTAATGATCCTTGATTCTCTTTCATTTCTAGGTACTAGAATCCATCTGAACTGGAAGGTTCTTAGTCCTACTTTACTAAAGAATACTTCTAAGTTAGGGTTAACTACCTGACCTATCAAACCACCAGAGATCTGATCAGATTCCATATTCAGTGCCTTAGCTGCTGTATTTGTACCGACACCTCTTAGTAGTGCTGGAAGTATAGATGTGTCACTTAAAACCTCATTAGTAGCATTATCCACACCAGTCCAGAACTGACCTGAACCTGCACCTCCTATCATTGAACCTGCTGCTCTCAAAGCAGCCATTTGTAGTGGTCCTATCGATGCTTCTCTCCAAGTTCTACTATCACTCTGTGAAATATCCTCTGGCATATAGAGGACTATCTTTTTATATTGAGAAGAATCAAATTCACCACCACCTAGTCCAGTTATGTCATACTCAGAATAATTACCACCATAACTGTTGCCACTATTATCTCCCAAACACTTTGCCTTTCTAAATGGAGGACTGTATTTGTACACAGTGAACATCATATAATCATCAGCAGTTTCTACCTTGTCGAGTGGAAACCTTAACGATGCGTTACTAGATGATAGTATCTCTGATAAATTCATTGAATCTTACGTTTGGCACGGAACCTAAATTTTGTCGCAGGATCATTCTTAAACCATACCGATTTGGAACTGATAGGTAGCTCTATATTCCCTTGAAACTTTACAAATCTTTCGAGAGGCATATAGATTGCAGAATCCCAGTCAGTCTCAGCAATTTCTATGTAGAGACCATTTTCTACATCTTCACGTTTGTATTTATGGATAACTTTTCTAGGTACATCTATCTTACCCTTCAATAGAGCGTCAAGTGTCTTCAATCTCTTCTTGGGACTGACATAATGTAGGTTAGCCATATAAAAATGATCTCTCTTTCTACTTAATACTATACCTACTGGTAGCTGGTCGTAGAAGGGTAGGTATTTTTTAGTTGCCTTGGCATCGTACTCAAACAGTACCATAGTACCTACTCGTGGTGTAAACCTGACACCATTAGCATCGTCAGTATTTGACTGCTCTCTCACTATGATCTGTTCTTTAGTTGACTCGCTGAAACTAGAACGCAATGCTATAGAAGCTGCCTTCTTCCACCAAGTCTCTGGTCTATCTTGACCATCCTGTGCTGCTTCTAGTTTTTCAAAAACGGAGTCCAAGTTCTTTCTCTGTGAACACTAAGAATTCTGCTTGTCTTTTTCTGCAATACTTCCTAGCTGCATTCCACTTCGCTTGGTTCTTAGCATAAGTGTTTGCTTCAAAGAGGTATCGTTTATTAGACTTAGATTTTTCTGGAGGTTTGGTTTGCTTGATCGGTTTGATTTCTATAATATATTTCTTTAACTTACCTTCTTTATCCTTCACTTTTATATAGAAGTCAGGGTAGTAACGACTAACTCTACCAGTTAAAGGATTCTTGTAAGGTATCCACACCTCTTCACTCCCCCACTCCAGAATGGAGGGGTGTTTATCACAGTATTTCATAAATTTCTTCTCCCAAGAGGAGCGAAAGAATATATTTCTGTGATCTCCACGGTATTTGTGGACGTTCTTAGGAATATATACGCCTTGCTTGTACATAAATAAGATGTATTCCTTTAGCCTATTTAGATGGCAAATCTTTATTCAAAGGTACAGGAGAAACTTATACGGGGTGGTGGGATTGCAAAGTCCAACCAGTTTCGTGTTGTTTTCCCTGATCTAACAGGAGGAATCTTTAGCAGCGACTTCCCAGTTAATTTCGATCGAAGTACACTGGAGGTTCTATGTAACAACGCATCGTTACCTAGTGTCACTGCGGCTACGTCTCAAGTAAATGGTTACTACACAGGATCATCGTACAAATATCCTACGATGAAAATGTATGGTGATCTAAGTCTCAGTTTTGTTTGCGATGCAAATATGACTGCGTTCAAAGTGATGAACTCTTGGTTCGATAGAATATTTCAAGAGAAAAATATGTTTGATTTGAAGGAGAGAATACCAGATGAGATGACTCATTACCCTCAGCGTAATAGAAATCGTTTCACTCGTATGTCATATCCTGACGATTATATGAGGACAATCATAGTAGATAAGTTTGAACCTGGTCCAAGATATAATGAGCAAGGTAGAAGTATGAGGTACTTCTTTACCCACGCTTATCCATACTCTATTGATGCAGTACCTTTAGATGCAGGGACAACAACCCTGATGACAGCTACAGTTAACTTCCACTACGAAAGGTTTGAGATACAGTATGAAGATGCTAGAAAGAATCTCCTAAGTACTACCAATAACATTAAGAGTTCAAACAAACCACCTACTTCTCTAGCTGGTGCGTTGGACAATGTTAAAGATGCATTCTCCGATTTTACTGACACATTCAGTAACCTGTTTTAAAAAAACTGGAAAAAAAACTCGGCAAATTTTTTGACCCCTTAGATTTTTTATGTTCAATCTTGATTACTGTTTAGATCTAGCTAGCGTTAAGAAAGAATCTCTTACGTCTGGTCTAGATCTTTTTGTTGTTCAATATGAACCTGATACTTACAGGTCTAAATTATATTTTATAAACAGAGAGAGGAACTGCCTTCACAAATACACTGGTGATAAGGTAACTCATCAGTATTTTGGTGACCGTACATCTAACTGGAGAAATGATGAACCAGATTACGGTAGCAACTTAAAGAAAGTAGCAGATCATCTCAACATTCCTATTAATCCTAATCATAGAGTCTTTATAGATGTGATAGAGGATGATGATTATTATATTAATATACAAGCAGCACCTAGAGTAGTTGCTCTTACGGTAACTCGTGCTTTAATGGTAACGTATTTCATTGGAAATACTGAGGTACTAGAGACTCTTAATGATATTAATGGTACTAACTGGAAGACAATAGAAGAAGCACTAGCTGTGGATGGTATGTTGGGGTTCAAGTTACCCTTCTATCCATCTAAGAATGCTGTTAAATTATATTCCAAACCATTTCGTAAGAAGATAGGTGGTAACTTAGAGTTTGATGATGAGACACGAAAAGTATTGAATGGGATATATAATGGGAACTTTGATACTAATCGTGATCATATAAATGATGGTCTGGTCTTAGGTAAGGAACCTAGGAGTGGTAGGACTGTGATTTATTGTGCTAAGAATGCTTCCCGACATCCCGTCTAAATAAAGATACTGAACTGAACATACTATGCCTTTACCAAAAATTGAGGTGCCGATTTACACCACTGAACTTCCTTCTACTGGCCAGACAATTAAGTTCCGTCCCTTCTTAGTTAAAGAAGAGAAGGTACTGTTGATGGCTATGGAGTCAGAGGATGAGAAACAGATTACTGATGCTGTGTGTACTCTTCTTACTAATTGTATCCAGAGTAGATTAAAAGTCAGAGCTATACCTATGTTTGATTTGGAATTTTTATTCCTTCAAATCCGTGGTAAATCTGTTAGTGAGCAACTAGATCTTAAGATTACTTGTAGTGATGATAATGAAACAGTAGTTGATGTATCCATTGACTTAGATGACGTGAAGGTTGTTAAACCTGAAGGCATCAGTGATATGGTAAAGATTACTGACACTATTACTGTCAAGATGAAGTATCCTCAACTAGATACCTTTGTCAAGAATAACTTTTCAACAAACCCCAAACCTGAAGAGGCATTTGAGGTGATCGCACAGTGTATCGATCAAATTATTGAAGGTGAGACAGTACACGAGGCTTCTAACGCAACTAAGAAAGAACTTACTGGGTTCCTAGATAGTTTAACATCTAAACAATTTGAAAACCTACAAAAATTCTTTGCCAATATGCCTAAGTTATCTCACACTCTTAGTGTGAAGAACCCTAACACTGGCGTTGATAATGAGTACACTATTGAGGGACTAGCCGCTTTTTTCGGCTCGTGATGTCGTATAACAGTCTTGAAAACTATTTTAGGACTAACTTCTCTCTTATGCAACATCATAAGTATTCTCTGACAGAACTAGAGAATCTACTTCCTTGGGAACGAGAGATATATGTGACATTATTAATACAACATCTTGAAGAGGAAAAATTAAGACAGCAGAACCAATCTAATGGCTGACATAACGAAAACTTTTGGTGGATCTGGAGACTCCAGTCGTATCAAAGCTGCAATCTTTAGTAGCGAGAAAGACGGGACGATAGCTGCTGCTCAATTGAAACAGCATATGATCACTAACAGTTTGCTTAGTGATTTGGTTAGGACTCAACGTGAACAATTAAAACTTGATGGTCAACGTCTTATATTAGAGAAGAAGATGATAAGCCTGCGTAAGATGCAGGACCAAGAGAATAAGATTGAAGAGCAAGTAGGGTTTAAGTTAGGTCAGAAAGGTGGTGGTAGTCCAGGTGGTAGTGGTAAGTTTAATTTACCAGCAGTTAACCTAAGAAACTTAGGACTGTTAGGTTTATTGTTTGGTCCTGAGATACTAAGAAGACTTCAGGGTCAGGTATTAAGTTCAATGCCTAGCTTCAATCAACTTGATACTCGTCACGGGGTGATGGGTTTCAACCAGATGTGGAAGCAAGACTGGAATAAGACTAATGTATGGAGACAAGGACAGTGGGGTAGAAAGGGCTTTGATGCAACTACATCTAAAGGTGGTAATTTAATAAGAAATTTTGGTGATGATGTAGTAAATGCTGGACAACGTTTAGGTACACCATTTGTTGGTCCTCGATTACCATTTGGATTCAGAGCAACCCAAGGTTTAACTAACGCAAAGAATTTTGTCAGTACGGGAGTAACTAATACTAGTAATTTTTGGGGTGGACTAACAGGTCAACTATCACCAGCACAATTAGCTAACAAGTCATTACTTGAGGGTACTTCTGGACTACCTAGGATTGGTAAGTTCAACCTAGCAGAACAGTTACGACTAGCTAGTAGCCCTGCTCAACGGTCGGGTCAGAATATAAGAGCAACAGTTCAAGGAATACCACAACTATTACAATCGTTACCTGGTAAGGCTACTAATGCCATAAACAGTATACTCAAGTCGATGAGCAATTTGCTCAAGTCGATCAAGAGTATCAATCTCAGTACTATTACACAGTTCTTTACTAAGGGTCTATCTTCTTTTGGAAAATTCTTGCAAGGAATTGGTCCTGCCTTGAAGAACTTCTCTGCTAAGGGTTTACAAGGACTAGGTAATTTGATTAAAGGTATACCAGGTGCTCTTAGTGGTGGTGTTCAGGGTGGTAGTAAACTATTAACAAAGACTGGTGGTTTGTTAAAGAATGCTAGAGCTGGACTGGGTAAGGTACCTATACTTGGAGCATTTCTTAGTGCTGGCTTTGGTGCAATGGAAGCGAATGATGAAGAGATAGCTCGCTTGATGGAAGAAAATAATATGTCTAAGGAACAGGTGCAAGCTGGTCTCGCAGATGGTAGTCTTCAAAAGGATAAGAATAAAATTATAAGTAGGTCTGCTGGTGCTGGTATAGGTGCTGGTGCTGGTACTGTATTAGGTTTCGCCGTTGCTGG